GCTCTTCCTGTTGTTTTTTTTTTTTTTTTTTCCCATAGTGTTTTAAAACATCTCCAGTCAAGAGTATGAAAACAATACACTATTCAGCTTCGGACATCATCACTAAGCCAGTACTAAAACTTGTGAAAGACAGCTAAGTATCTAGCAAACACATTTTCTGACTAGCAGCAGAACCGATACTAGAAATTTTCTTGACAGGCTTCCGGGTACGCCTCATTGATGAAAGAGCCTTTTGAACACTGGCACCATCGGCGATAGTCTGTAACACGCCAATGCCAGCATCAACGAAACAATCGTTGGCCTCTTCCATAGATATACCATAGATCTTGTCAATAGCCTCACGGGCTATCGTATCGTACGCCACCTTACTCGTCAAATCAATGTTGTCACGCATAGACTTCGCATCCATGAACTTGTGCGAATCATCAACATGTGGTTGATCAGACAGAGTGTCAGACACTCTAACTAGTGTATCACGTATGAGAGGTAGGAATCTGAGTTTATACGCGGCGGAGAGATATTTTCCAGCCATGTAATCTTTATCAGGTATTGCGCTAAGCTTTGGACGGATGTTGAGCTTAGCGAGAATCCTACCCAGCTTGGGAACTGGAATGACGTTTGTATCCGCCTCATAAACGCGCGTTTGCAAGAAAGTGGTCTTGTTCCTTTCGGGTATCTGGTATTCGTATTTCATACCAGACGCCTCGGCCGCTTTCTTGGTAGCTTCAGCCACAAGTTCCGCTGAACCTGTGGTGTATGATTCGACGTCATCCCCGTACACTAGAACACGGAGTTCCTGATCTCCGTGGATGGCTTTAATTGACGCGAGGTTGTTGGCTGCATTGAGACAAACGTTATTAATTGTCACCATGCACTCGCCACTATGGTTCTGTCCTTTAATCGTCCATTGTAGACCCAATTGTCGACTATAGGCAATACAATCCTCTTGTTCAAGGTACTCTTTAAGCCACCATTCTGGTGCACCTAGCCTTTTGAACACACACGCGTTAAGTTTACGAACCTGCACTGGGTGTGTGGCATCTTGGTTAGAATAGTCACCTTCAATAACTGCTCCCTTTTGCCTTGCACGTAGCTCGGCGACTTCCTTGTCACTCATCCCACAAGGATAGATTATCCTAACATTGGGGAAAGTGTCATTGTCTTCGGCAAGTCGCACTGCCAATCTCTCATTCAAAATATTCGCCACGATGCCAAATTCCAAATTGGCTTCATCTCCATACTGGTGAATAATTCGAGGGTCAGAGCCGTCGGCTTTAAGGGTAACCTCGTTCTTCGCAAAGACTTCTGCACGCGTATTGGCTTGCCAGTACCGGGGTTCGGACATCAATTTGCGCATTCTGACTTGTTTCTCAGGTTTCTGGGCTGCAAGCCATCTCTCACATTCGTGATAGTTGACTAAAATTGCTGGTGCCTGATCTCCCATCATGCGCAATAATTTCCGGTATCCCTCGA